ATCCATTATGAAATCATCCTCACCTATATCTGATGGTGTAGTGGTAACCGGTACAACAGCTGGAGATCCAGTATCTGTCGTCACTGATACTGGTATAGATACAGCAGATTTAACGGGAGTTACAATTCCGAGAGTTGGAACGGTGGTTACTCCAAGAGCAGTTTTAAGCGAAATATAATATGTTAATAGGATAGTTAGTATTTGCTCAAGATTATTTTCTATTTGTTCCGCCAGCCAAAATTTATTATTTTCTTTACGAACATATGAATAGATATCATCTACGATACGAGAACAGATTAGCTGAACCTGTGTTAAATTATAGACCAATTGATTTACGCTCGGATCGGTTTCCCCGTACCGGTCAACAAGTGTTGTAAGTAGTGGAGCTAAAATGCGATCCCTTAAACTAGTCAAAGATATCACAAAACGATAAAGAGCACGATGAAAAGTTATTGGAAAAGAATGGTCAACTGGAGCAGCCTTACGAGCTTTATGATGCTCTTTGGCTAATTCACTTAATATTTTACCTTTTGGATGAGGATCACTTAGAGCCTTAATATAACCTGATCTAATTGGATTAATTCTCTCTTTTTCTTCGTTAGAAGCCATGATAGTTAAATCTTGAAGATCAGTTTGTGGTACACCTGATATAAGACGCATTGGGACACGAGACACAGTAACTTCAGTGAAATAAAAACCCAAACTTGATTTTAAGAATTGGACTGAAGCAATTAAGTCGGATAACTGATGTACATTAGCCAAAAATACCCTTAAACAATTACTAGTTGTATACCTTAAATAGAACATTGCAAGTGTATGCAACTTTTCCGCATCTGTCTCATCTACACGACTAGTGATGGCTACACGTCCCTTCTTTTTGGTAGGCCAGAATTCTTGGTATTTGGCTATTTGTTTCAAGAAAACAATTTGACGTTCGGGTGTTGAATAATAATGTGATTTTTTATCCGATTGGCGTCTTTCTGGAGTAGTATCCCCATCTTTCAATTTGCGTTCATCAACAAAATAACTAAAGTCTTTTGCATACTTATCATAAAATTTTTCATAATCGAAACTAATATTTGGAGACCATTTTAGATCAATCATATAATCCATATTCGCTAAATTATAGCCCACACTATTTAAATATTTAGTAAATTTTACCAAACCATCTAAATTAATCATGTCATGTAAATTGGTCTTTGCGATCAGTCTGTGAGCTAAATCAAAATCATAATTTGGTTTTGGAAAATCAGGCTCGTAATTACTTATTTGAATCAATAATTTATTAATTAACGCAATCATTTCAGGTAAAAAATTTAAGTTTTGATAAGTATTATAGTTATAAATAGCTAATACCTTTCCATCATCTCTAAGTCCAATGCTGGCAAAATTATCATCTTTTACACGTAGTTGAAAAATGATTGAACGATCCTGAAAATTATAATATTCGTTAAAATGATCAATAATAGCCTTTGAATGAATTTTTCTGTTTGTATTGTTCCACCCACTAACTTGCTCACTATTATTACGATTTTTACTAAAGTTAATATTGATTCTGTTATATGCAATTTCCGAACCCTGAGACTTATTTACTTTAGTGTTGTATTTAATAAAAGTCACCTCGTCGTTCGTGCTAAATAGATCAAATATTCTACTCAAATTAAGACTTCCAACTTTTTGAGAAGGTCTGTATTTTATCATCAAATTACTAGTAAACCCCTCGTGAATCATAATATTTTCTTTCACTTCATGAGTACAAAAAGTTTTACCAAAGACCCCAAAAGAAGGAACAATTCCACCACTTATAAGCTCATTATAATAATTACTTTTTAATAAATAAAGACGATTTAACTGTTCATATCGTACTCTATTCTGTTCCAATAAAATAGGATCTAAAAGATTATCATAGGGGGGCAAATAATTTAGATCAGTGCGTAAAAGACTATTTTCTTTATAAGCTGTGTTGAAATAGAGTGGTACAAATTTCTTGGCTTGAAAATCATCTATTCTGACATAAAATAGTTCAAGCGGAAAAGACCGTTCAGTATCGTTTGTCGGGGGTAGAAGCATTAATAATGTACGATCATCATTATTTTCCGTTTCTGCTAGTCCAGTCTCGGCAACTGTGCTAGTCAAACTTTGAATTAATAATTCAATAACACTATCATTCTTATCTACATAATAATAAGGATTACCATTAATTTTGATTTGCTGAGTTGAAATTATTTGACCTTCGTGACTATGCACCAAATTGAACTTTTGATTGAGAAATTCGTACAAACCTTCACTTTTGACTTCCCCTAAACTATCAGGTACTTCCAATAAATTACGGTTAAGTATGAAAAGAGAATAATTTGCACGATTTTGTTTATCTAAAATAGACAGTTGCTCAGTAACAGCACTCAAACGATCCCCTTGAGATATATAATTATTAACAACTCTTATTCTAGATTGAAATGAAAACCCCAAGTTTTGAAGAGTTTGTTTGCTAGTACTAACATGATTTTTTAATTGACCGGAAAGATCATTGATATTTACCAATATACTCTGGTTAAACCTCGTTGTATCTCTATCAAAAAACTCTGGACTGAAAATCGTTAACGCCACCTCCGTGGGTTTGACTAATTGATAAAAAAAAGTAGGGCCAGGATCCTTTAACATTTTCTATACTAATAATAATATCTTGATAGGATTTCATTTTTTACCATTTTCAAAATAAGAAATCAAGAAATCACACCAATATATTTTTCTTAAGATCCTATTCTTTTCTATAAGGTGTATCAGTTATTAATGTACCACAATAGCGCACTGGTTCTAAATGATATGGAATATATTCATAAATTTTACGTGGACACTTTTCTGCCTCTCGTAGTAAAAAACGCATATTACGCCAAAACTCTGGAGTATGACCAATAGAAGAGGACATTAAATGTGCTAACTCATGTATAGCTACGAACATCATTGTATTAATATCAGTAAGATGCTCCCTTTGATCTTCATGTCTATGCCTTAAACAAAATACAATCTTTTCGCCTTTATTAATTGAATAACTTGTATGTTGAGAATCTTTTGTCGCCTCACTCAACTGATGTTCATTATAATTACGACAAAGTCTGATAATATCCCTATTATTATAATGTTTCTTCCTTAAGTGCTTTAATAAATATTTGACACGACCATTCATTTTTGCCAAAAGATTAGCCGCCCGCCTTTTATCTTTTAGATTCCTCACCAAATAATAATTACCATCTTTCGCTTGACAATATGTAACCCTACTACTGAATCCCTCTTGATAAACAGTTGCCGTTATAATTAACAAAAGAAAGACTAAAATTATGGAAAGTTTTACGAACGAAGTGGGTCCGTGAAATGGAATTTCACTTACTAAATTTTGTTTGATCATTGTAAATCCTATATAAGTTTTCCGAACAAACAAAAAATCGATTACTTTATAAATTATTTATAAATGACTACTGTCGTTGGATCATCAAGCACTCCAATTGAATTTCAGATAGTTGATATTTATTCAACTATAAATAAAGGTGATACCAGTGATTTAGATCGTCTTGCCGATGAAGACGAGGCCTTAGATCCCAACGTTAATCTTTATTGCTATCGAAATCAACGGGCCCTCAGTTATAAAAATGATACAGTCATTAAACTATTTGGTAGAACCAGTGATGACCGTTCCATTTTAGTAAATGTTAGTGGATTTCAAACTTTCTTTTATTTAGGTTTTTGGGAACAAATTACCAGTCTTCAAGCCGAATATATCGTCAATACACTTAAACGCAAAGTCAATAAGCGATTCACCGCTCACTTAACTCACTGGGAACTTATTCATAAACAACCCTATGAAATGTTCGTTGGAAATGACCGATTCCCATTTATCAAACTATATTTTCGTAATAATTTTGCTTTAAAAGCATATGAATATGCTGCTATGGATACTACAAAGATAGCTGTATCTCTGGGTGGTGAACAGATAGATTATTATGTAGGTGAAAGTAATTTAGATGAAATACTAAAATTTCTCCATGTAACCGATTTAAAACCTGCGTCCTGGGCGCAAATTACCAATTATAAAGTTCGGTTTAGCAAAACGAGCTATTGTAGTTTAGAACTGGATGCTCATATCAGTGCAATCCATAGATTAGAAAAGGTAACAAATGCTCCATTCAAAATCATGATCTATGATTTAGAGTGTCAAAGTATGTTAGGAGAACTAGGTGAATTTCCGGTTGCCAAAAAGAATTATCAAAAATTGGCCAGAGAATTGATTGATCTTAAACAAACACATAAATCACACCCTCTTATTTCAGATCCACTAAAATTTCCCAAAACCCTTGAAACATGCCTAATTTTAGCTTTTACACCATATTTCTATCCATCAAAAATACAACAAATTAAAACAGTCAATAACCTTAAGCCAAGTCCAAGTTTAATCAAAAAAGTTGCTAATTTAATTATCACTTTAAAAGAAAACTGTATTAAAAATCAACAATTAGTAAGAAATTCTAATTATAACTTTACTACTTGTACCGAATGTCAACAATTATTATCAACTATTTTAGAATCCACATTCCCCCCTATGCTTAACGAAGAAGAATCACAACATAATACAATTAATAAACACAATGTAATCAAAGAACACGACTATTTATCTGTCTCCCCCACCCTCTGGGCTAGCCTCGATAATCTTCTTAAAGCTAAATACGCCAATCAAGATAATTTAGACAATCTTTCCAATTATTTAGAAATAATGATTCAAACTGCATTTGAAGATTATTATGATAGATTTGGTATCAGTCCCATTTTTTTGAAAGGACAAGTAAAACCCACAAGACAAGAGTTGGTTACAATGACTCCAGAAATTCAATCTATTATCCAAAATCCCAATTACAACTACGAGAAAAGATTACAAGAATTAACTGACTACCTAGATCGACAATTAACACCAATGCATCCAAAAGGTGATCCTATTATCCAAATAGGTTTTACCATGCAACGACTAGGGCAAAAAGACCCTTATTTAAAGGGAATTTTTACTGTTGATAGTTGTTCCAATATTACCAATGATGAACTTATATATGATGAAAACGCAACTGAGTTTACCACCAAAGAGTTAAAACAATTATTGAATGAGGCTAATGAAAAATTAAATAAGGCTTTAGATAAGACACCAACAGCAATCACAGATAATATTTTGAAAAGTCAAGAGGATTTAATTAAATATTATTGCGAACAACAAAAAAAGACTGATAAGGCTAATGTCTTAGTCAGATCTTTTCGTGATGAAAATAGTATGATTAAAGCATTTGCTGAATTAGTTAACATGGAAGATCCTGATATGGTGGGAGGCTATAACACATTTGGTTTCGATGATCCATATCTAGCCGATAGAGCAACTGAACTGTCAATTCGAGAAGTGGTTTTAAGTAAATTAACACGATTAAAAAATGATCTTTCCCTAATTTGTGCTCCAGCTGGAGCCGATAAAAAAGAGGGAGAAAAAATGGATAAACGCAAAATGGAGACTCATTATCTTGAAATGAAAGGTCGAATTCCCTTCGACATCTGTCGACTTATTCGCCCTAATCATAATTTACCGACTTATAGGTTAGATTTCGTTTGTCGGCATTTTTTCAAAAAAGTTAAAAACGATGTACCACCCACTCAAATTCCCGTTCTCCAAAGGGGTGATGCCACTGATCGAGCTAACATTGCTCGATACTGTATAATCGATTGTGTTCTCTGTAACCGTTTATTGGATCATCAAGTAATTGTCCCAAATTTAATCGCTATGTCTAATGTTTCCATTGTTCCTATTCGTTATTTACTTTTTCGTGGCCAGACTGTTAAGGGATATAGCCTAGTGATCAAAAAATGTAGCGAAAGAGGAAAGATAGTTCGCACTCTCCGAAAAGAAGAAAGACAACCAAATGCCGATAAATATGAAGGAGCCATTGTCTTAGATCCACTTATTGACATCTATGATGAACCCATTTCAGTGGCCGATTTCAACTCACTCTATCCTAGTTCAATGATTAGTGAAAACATTTCCAATGACACTCTAGTTAGAGATCCAAAATATGATAATCTGCCAGGTTTCGAGTATAATACTATACAATATGATGAGTTTTATTACCAACAGGCCAAACACAAGAAGACTGGAGCCTTACTCAAACGACAGGACAAAATCAAACGAGATGAAATGAGGGTGGTTCGTTTTGTCGGAAATAAAATGGGTATTCTTCCGGAAATTGAGAAAGAATTAATCGCTAGTCGCAAATTTGCGAAAAAGAAAATGGCTGAATATGCAGATGTGGATCCAGCACTTGAGGCTGCTTGGAATTGCCAACAATTAGCCTACAAAGTAACTTGTAACTCAATTTATGGAATAACTGGTGCTGGTGTTAGTCCCATTTACAATAAAGATGTTGCTGCAAGTATCACAGCCACTGGCCGAAAAATGATTATTTTTAGTAAAAATTATGTAGAACAAAATTATGTCGATCTTCCCATTACTTTAAAAAGATCCAATATTTCCACTAAAAACATTTTGGTAAAGAAAGCAAGTTGCGTATATGGTGACAGTGTTGTCGGTGATACGCCAATTTTGGTCAGGTTCGGAAAATCCTACCAAACCGCTAAATATATTAAAATTGGTGAATTAATACCAAGAAATGAGCTGTATTTGACATGCGATGATGGTAAAGAGGTAGTTCCATTGATCGATATTGAAGTGTGGTCAGATAAGGGGTGGTCTCAAATTCATAATGTTATTAGACATAAGACACATAAAATGATTTACCGTGTAACCACCAAAAACAGCTTAGTGGAAGTAACGGAAGATCACAGTCTTTTAGATAATCAGGGACATCGTCTAACACCAAACAAAGTAGATAATCATAAAACAGCGCTTTTACAACATGAACACCCAAATATTAGTGCAAATCCCATACCGTTGATTATAGATGACAAACACCTAAATCAAAGTACTACATATTTATGTATCTCAAGTACCAAAGACCAATTAGAAGCTGCTTTATGCTGGCAACAAATAACCAGTGCTGGATATTATTCAAAGGTAGAATATCATTCAGATCTATATTTCGTTTATGCTTGTAGAAAAGACATAAAGCGTCACAATACTAATGACTTAAATATTTGCCAACAAGTTACACCAATAGGAATGACAGACGATTATGTTTATGATTTAGAAACTGAACATGGACACTTTAGTGCAGGTATTGGTAATTTGGTGGTTCATAATACTGATAGTATATTTATCAAATTTGATATGTACGACCAAGAGTCAGGAAAGAAACTACAGGGATTTGATGCTGTATTTGCTAGTATGGAAATATGTGATAGGGTTTCTACAGAAATTTCTTTACAGTTAAAAGACCCCCAGAATTTGGAGTTCGAAAAGACCATTTATCCATTTCTTCTTATAAATAAAAAAATGTACAAGGGACATTATTATACGAAAATGAACATTCGTGAATACTATGAAAATACTATGGGTTTCGCCACCAAAAAACGAGACTCTGCACCAATTGCTAAAATTGTGGTGGATGGATTAACTCATTTGCTTTTTTCTACACCAAAAGACCAAATCACACAGGCTTCTATTCGGAAATACTTAGTTGAACAATTCGAGACAATTTTAAGTGGCAAATTACCACTTGATGTATTTATTCGAACCAAAAGTTGGAAAGGACATTATGCCAATCCAGACCAAATTGCCCAACATGTATTAGCCACAAGACAAGCAATTAGAGATCCTGGTAATCAGTTTAGTATGGGTGACCGAATACCATTTGTTCATATTGTTAATCCAAAGGCGACGTTACAAGGTGAAAAGATTGAAACAGTTGATTATGTCACACAACATAATCTAAAAATTGATTACCAATATTATATTGAAAAACAATTAATTAATCCTTTATTGAAAATTTTATCACCTAATCGTAATCTGGGAATTACTGAAAAATGGCTCTTGAACATTTTAAAGAATTTAACCCAAGCCCAACAACATGTTTCAACAATGGACCAATTTTTTAAAATCATTCCAAAAGATAAAGAAACAACAACTCATAACGAAGATTCAAGTGCTAGCGAATCCGATTAGCCGAAGATAAACTTGATATAACTAGTGAACGAATATGCATCACTAGTTATAGTCAAATATCTGTCTATATCTATAGCTATAGACAGTTAGGAAACCAATGAGGTTGTGTGCAACTCAAACACTTTTTGCGGTTCTGGCAAGTGCGACGTTCCATAACATCTGGGACATCATATTCCCAAACACGCCTTGATCTAACCGGATGTTTACCTATTGGCACTAGACTAGGATCAAAATATACAGTCGGTGTTATATCACCATTTAAAGGACGCAAGGCATTTAGAGGATGAACAGCACAATGACCCTTTTGACCACTAGGAATACTCCTAAGCGAACATCGACAAATTTGGCGTCCACATCGTGGACAAGCAGAGGCATGGGCCTGTTTATGTATTCTCCGACTACATCCTCCACCTACATTGCAACTTGTTTTATCCTTACAATTATATAACGAGGGGTCCTCATCTTCTGTAGTAGTAGAAGTAGTTTCATCATTATCACAATTGTCATTACAAGTGGAAACTCCATTTCCACCACCTGATAAAGTAAGACCACCCCGGCTCTGTGGTGCGGTTAATGTTTGTGTTTGAGGATTTCGAAGTGCCATTGGAGACTGAGATTGCTGTTGTGTCATTGCCGTAGATCGACCTTGTGGCCAGTTACTTTGAATAGGTCGAAGTGTTTGTTGCATTTGTGTGTTTTGCTGAGAAGGCCCTGTCAACACTTGATGTTGAAGAATTTGCAAACTTAAATTGAGCCCCTTTTGGATCTGATCAATATAACTTAAGACTCGATTAGGTGCTCGGCTGTTTAACATCTTACGACGGAAACTTCGACTCAAATAATCAATAGTCGATTTCAAAGCATCAAAAAGATTCATCACTTCACGAGTATAAACATCCATATCGGAAACATCTCCGTATACCAAATTCTGAACAGCACCTCCACCTTGTTCAATACATCCCATTATTTTACGACCATGTGCTCCATGTGCATAGTTTATACAATTACTTATAATATCACTAACGGTAACTCGTCCTAAAAGACTGGACAAAAGATAACAATAAATTTCCCCATCTTGTTTTAAACCGTCAAGTCTATGTTTAAGTGTTTTCTCTAAACGAGGAGGAATTTGAGACTTACCTTGATAGTAATTCATAAACCCTTCAACTGCTTCTCCCACTGTTAACTTGTTAATCAAATCTTGTGCTGTCTGACCAAGAATATTAGCTGAACGACGAACTTGATTTAAAATGGCAGAAGTCTGTTGATCTTGAGCACCACCAGCCTGTTCAACAATCTCTGGAAGATTTCCTAAAAAATATTCAGTCATCCCCTTACCACCCTCCATCACCATATTAGTGGAATACTTAAAATCTGGATTCTTTTGGAGCTGGGATACTAAATCCAATACTCCATCCTTTGTAAGACTACCTAATTTTTCAGGTAAAAAACCCTTTTCTACTCGCTTGGGGGTCTCCACTTTCTTTTCACCATTACAAATATGATGTTGTCCCAGATTTTGACTACCAGTCTCTCCTGGAGGTTGATGACATCTGGGAGCATGTTTTTCAATGTGGGAACAGGGTCCACCAACTTGTGGACACATATACTGATCAGAGACTTTAAAATTAAAACAAGTATCAACTGGTAAACGAGCACAACCCGTACTTACGGTACCAGTACCTTTGGCCGTTCCATGATATAAACGATTAAACAGTTCGCATTTCTTGTTTAAAATTTCTGGAGTGTTATTATCCATTGTAATTAATGGTCTATATAAATTAAACAAAGAAAAATAAGCAATCAACTGTTCAAAATTATGGAGACCCAACCCAAATCGATTATTCAAAAAAGTTGGTAAGTTATTTAAGATAGAATCTTAAATTATAATATAAAACACCTAAACCTAATGTCGGAAACAGAAGGAAATTCATCTCTTAAGAAAGTTGCCCACAATCTCTTCAAAAAATATGAAGATCGTCTACCTATTATTATCAACCGAGAACCGGGATCTAACTTACCATTAATCGAAAAGAAGAAATATCTGGTACCTCACAATCTCACAGTTGGAAGTCTTATGATCACCATTCGTAGTAAGATATCACTTCCAAATTATAAGACATTGTTTTTAGTTACACAGGAGGGTAATTATGTGCCATCATCAACCGAAACCATGGCTGAATTGTACCAAAAATACCAATCAAGTGATGGATTTTTATATTTTTATTATAAAGGTGAAAATGCTTTCGGATAATTGGGAACACAGTCTGCAAGATTTCCCCATTCCGTTTGGCAAACTATTTATAAGTATAGCAAATCCGTATAGTAGATTTATGAATAATCCGACATATTTGGAAAGTTCTATTTCGTTAAAGCTTAACAAACTTCCCTGTTGGGCAATTTTTGAAAGTTGTCTAATAGATACAGGTGCAAATATTTTGTATTAACTAAAATGGATACTCTATCAACCATAGAGACCATTAGTGTTTTTAACAAATAAACAAATAAAAAGACAATACCGACTTGTCAGATAGTAGTGTATGTCCACCCGAAAAATGAAATTGATCTGACACACTATCCAGTCTTCCAATTGAAAATATCTAGTCGAAAGAAACTAAGAAAAAGACTCCGGATAGAGAAAAGCTTTGTTTCTGATAATCGGTATCACGGGAATAGAAATTGTTCAACGAGGTGGAATAATATCCCACGATTGAAAAGAATGTAAACTCCTAAATGCATTTACATTCTTTTCAATCGCGTTTAGTACTTAGAAACAAATTTATATCTTTGAATATAAAAAACGCCAAACGACGTTTAGATCCGTTTTAAGGTCAGAATGAGCCAATTTGATTTTTATAGCCAACAAAAGAAAAGCAACATCAATCAACTAAGTGAAAAACCACAATACAAAAATCCTGAAACAGTTAAAACTAAGATTTTGGAAACTTTTGATAAATATCAAAAGATGAGAGTGAATGATCTTCGTTTGAAGGAATTGGAAAGTGAGGAACAGTATTTCAGTCAAATGATATTACAAAATATCCAAAAACTTCAGAAACTTGAGAAGGATGGTAAAAATGATGCAAATTATCAAGATCAGGTCTCAAACTTAAATCAACAGTTGAATACTCTGGATACCGAACATTCAACTCTTAAAAAGAAGAAAGAGGAGTACTTAAATAAGGAGTTCGAATGGGTCTCCACTCATTTTCCTGATATATTTCAGATGATCACCAGTCCACAACCACCAGACCGAGTGACATTGGCTAGTGTTTTAAATGCTTTTCTCCAAAGCGAGCAAGGTCTAGTGAATAAACGAACCGCAGTTAAAAATGAATTAGAGTCTATGCGTAAACAACATGGACTACCCGAAGATTTCTTCGATTATAGCAAATTAGACCAGTATATGTAGAAATATGAAAACCCTGTAAACGAAATTTCCTTCATCCAATTTAAAGAGAAACGCTGGAACCTGGAGGCTCGGGCAAAAATTGAGGTCGCAAGTGTGAACGAGGAAATGGCCGCTGTCTACGACGATAAACTGCAAAAACTAATAAACTAACAGTTAAACAAATAGACACACCTATTGGAATCAATAATAGTAAGAAAAGCAAATATAATAATGCTTTGTTACTATTATTACTATCATTATCATTTGGTTTAGACCAGGAAGGTGGATAATAATAAGGAGAAGGTTTAAGTGGAAAGTTGTTGGAGATAGGATAATAAAAAGGAGGAGGATGATAAATCGGTTGCTTTTCATTGGGTGTCAATGTAACAGTTTCTGTAGATGTCGTCGTATCTGTAAGTGTAATTGTACCAGTTGGTGTTTCTGTATATGTGATTGTCCATGTTGGTGTTTTTGTATTAGTTAGTGTTTCCGTTATTGAACTAATTTCTGTCTCAGTAACAGTTGAAGTATTAGTAGAGGTCGGAGTCAAGGTTACTGTTGGTGTTCTAGTGGTAAGAGGGCAACGGCCTAATCTCATACAATAATCATGGTAAAGTCGGTAAGAGAAAAAGGTAAAATTTTGAATGGATGGGTTCAGATCGTTTGAACAATCAAAATAAGCATATATATTTTTCCGGTCTTGTGGATAATAGACCACTAAATGATCAATATCAGTCGTACCTAAGATAGTGGTATTGTCTTGAAAAATGAGATTATAACTATAATAAGTAAGACTGTCTAGATAATTAATTTTGGGTACTGGTAATAGATCGTCACTATAACGACAATCTACGAATTCCCTATGACTATTTGGATAAGCCAAAACAGTAAAAAGAAAGAAACATATAATTGCTAACCGCCAACAATAAAGCATAAGGTAAAATAAATTAAATTATCTACCATTTTTTTTTGGCTATCCAAAGTTTCAAAAACGACTCATGTAAAGCCTGCTCATCTTAAATGAAAACTATAAATTATTTGGATTGGAAATGAAATTAGAATAAAGTGCCATACAATATTATAATTTCATTAATGAATTGTCATATTTGTACGACTTCAATATCAAAACGAAATAAATCTGATTGTTAACAGTTATTAACCCTTTCAAATTTTGCGTGCAATTATATTACAGGATATAGCCATTAAAAATATTCCCCTAATTTCTTTTGTTCCGTATCTTTAACGGATCCTTTTTTGTTAATTCGGGGACGCCCATTCTCACCATCATGTCGGAAAGTCACATC